CCTCGGAATAACCGACCGGGCAAAAAATGAGACCCGTGTAGTAAATTGAGGTAAACATGGACAAATTTGAGCAGATACTCACAAGAGAAGACAGAGAGAAGCAAATCGCGAAAAATAAGAAGGCGATCATGGGCGCGCTGGCGGAAGTGGACAAAGGAACACTGAAGCTGTACAGCCAGCTGATCGACGATGCCGCGTCTTATGCCTGCGCCATCTACGAGTGCAATCTGCTTTATGTGCGTGACGGCATCGCGGAATATTACAAGAACGGTGAGAACCAATGGGGCGTAAAGAAGAGCGTTGCGGCGGAACTCCGGACGAAGTACACGAGCACGTATCAGAAGCTGATCATACAGCTGGCGAGCCTGCTTCCGTCCGAGGATGAGAAGGCCGCGGCGCAGGAACTGATGGAGTTCATTAGTCAGAATTGAACTGGCCTAAAAAGTATCTGGCCGCGATCCGATCCGGAGAGATTCCGGCATCGGCGAAGATCCGGGCAGTGTACGAGAGGGAATGCGCATGGATGGACGCCCCGCCTGCAGGGTTCCCGTATTACTTTGACGAGGATGTCGGACAGCGGCATATCGACTTCATGCAGAAGTTCTGCCGGCAGTCAAAAGGCAAGGCCGGCAAGCAGCTGATCCGGTTCGAATTGTTTCAGTTGGCGAAGATGCAGCTGATATTTGGGTGGTTGGATAAGGGTACAGGGAAAAGACGTTTCCGGGAGATACTGGATATCAGAGGTCGGAAATGCGGGAAGTCGACAGAGACCGCGGCAGTTCTCCACGATATGCTGTTGAACGACGGCGAGAACGGTCCGGAGATCTACTGCGCGGCGAACTCGCGCGACCAGGCTGATCAGGTATTCTCGGAAGCGGCAAACATGCGCGTGCAGTCTCCTGCACTCCGGAGCATGGAACGCAAACGGCAGACAGATATCTATTGCGCAATGAACTTCGGCAAGATCAAGAAGCTGGCGGCAAAGACAGACAACCTCGACGGCTTGAACGCTTCATTTGTCTGCCAGGACGAAATACACGCGCAGAAGGACAGCAAACTGTATGACGTGCTCGTGCAGTCACAGGCAGAACGCGAACAGCCTATATACTGGATGATATCAACGAATGGCTTCCTGAGGGAGGCCTTTTTTGATGCACGGTATGAGTACGCTGCGCACGTTGCAATGTGGGAGGACGGTTTCCATGATTACAGTCTGTTGCCGCTGATCTACGAACTTGACAGCCGGGACGAATGGACGGACCCGAAAGCATGGGAAAAGGCGAACCCGGGGCTCGGAAAGATAAAAAGCATACAGACACTGGCGGAGCATGTCGAGCGGGCGAAACGCGACCCGAAGTTCCTGCCGACGGTGCTGACTAAGGATTTCAATATCCCCGAGAACAGCAATGAAGGATGGCTGACATATGACGAAGCAGTAAACACGGAAGTCATGCCGATGGAAGCGCTGGAGCATTCCTATGCTGTCGGCGGGTGTGACTTGTCAGCCACGACGGACCTGACGTGCGCCACACTGCTGATCATGAAACCGGGAGATGAACGGTACTACGTACTGCAAAAGTACTTTATTCCGGAAAGCAAACTGATGCCGGAAGACGAGAAGCATCGGTCGGACCGAGAAGCGCCATATAAGATCTGGGCGGAACACGGCTGGCTGAAGATCTGCGAAGGCGCTACGGTCGATTACAACGACGTTACGCAGTGGTTTGTGGACATGGTCAAAGAGCATGACATCCGTCCGCTCTGGGTGTGCTATGACGCAGCCCTGTCGGGATACTGGGCTCCGCAGATGACGGAGACAGGCTTCATCATGGAGAAGATCCGGCAGGGACCGTTCACGTGGACGTATCCTATGAAGCTGCTCAAGGGTGCATTTGAGGAGCACCGCATTATTTATCAAAACAACCCGATGCTCCGGTGGTGCCTGCTGAACACGGCAGTCAAGTCACTGAACAAAGAGGGAATAGAGAGCATACAGCCGGTCAAATCGGCGAGTAACAGGCGGATAGACGGAATGGTCAGTCTGCTGAACGCATGGACGGGATTACAGAACCATTCCGACGAGATCATCCCGTATTTGAGGTAATGACATGGGTTTTTTATCAAACTTCATTAAGAGCATAACGGGGCGGACGGCCTATATATCTGGATACGGGACACGCTCTGTCAATTACAACACGGATGTCGGGAAGGACGCGACCTGCGTCGCTATCCTCGACACGAATGCAACACACGTTGCCCGCGGACAGGTCCTGCACGTTTTGAAGGACCAGAACGGGCGGATTAAGGAAATCAAACGCGGATCAGAATACTCGAAGCTGTTCGCAAGGCCGAATCCTTTGATGACGGCGCAGGAATTCAAGTACGCAATGGCATGGCAGGCGCAGGTCACCAATACGGCATTCGCCTGGATCCGGTGGGATGACCGCATGCACCCGGTCGAGATCTGGCCGCTGGTGTATCTCGAGTTCGAGATCCGGCAGCTGGTCGGAAAAGCAGGTTACGCTGTCGTGATCCGCACTCCGGAAGGCGAGCGCGTGACGGTCGACATGCAGGACCTTGTAGTCCTTCGCCGGAAGTATGACGGTGCAACGTACACAGGCGGAAGCAACGAAGCGCTGAACGGCTCCCTTGAGATGATGCAGAGCATGTATGCGTCGCTGCAGCAGGCCATGCAGGTGTCTAACAGGGTCCACGGATTATTCACGCAGAAGAACGCAATGCTCGCTACAAAGAGCGCAGAGCAGGCTCAGAAGGACTTCGCCGCACGTGTTAAGGCGGCAGAGGCTTCCGGCGGAATAGTCGCTCTGGACGCAACAGAGACCTATTCGCCGCTTAACGTGTCGACATGGGCAACTGATGCGGAACAAATGAAAGAGCTTGAGAAACGGCTCTATACGTTCTGGAGAACACCGCAGGAAGTCGTGAGCAACACAGCTTCCGAGCAGACCATGATGAACTACTTTGATGCCATCGTCGAACCGTTCTGGGAAGAGATGGGTGAAGCGTTCACCAAGGCGCTGTTCACACGGCGCGAGCAGGATTTCGGAAACGCCATCATTGTGACATCAGGCGCCGCGACCGGTGCTTCCTGGGGAACGAAGCTCAACATCATCAACAGTACAAAAGAGGTCGGACTTCTGACGAAGAACCAGTATCTGGAACTTCTCGGATATCCGCCGGTAGATGACGGAGACGTTGCGTATGTATCACTTAACTACATCAAATCCACCGACATGAGCAGATACCAGGTCGGAGAGGATGGAGGGACAGACAATGGAACAGAACAAACTGGACAAGATAATGAGTAAGATCGGCTCCGGCAGAGAGTACAGGCGCATGGAGATCCGAGTCAAGGAGGCCGAGCCGGAGGAAGGCGCTGAGGAAGCGAAGACCAATTACAAGGTCGAAGGTTATGCCTGTACATTTAATGAGCCATATGAGCTCTGGAGCTTCAACGGCTACACGGTTCGCGAGCAGGTGGATCCTCAGGCGTTCGCTGAGTGCGACATGTCCGACGTGATTATGCAGTATGACCATCAGGGCAGGGTATTCGCGCGGAACAGCAACGGAACGCTTGAACTGAAAACAGACGACCACGGCCTGCACATGGAGGCAGATCTGGGCGGAACAGAGACCGGCAGACAGCTCTACGAAGAGATCAAAGGCGGATACACAACAAAGATGTCCTTCGGCTTTACAGTCGATGAGGATAAACGCGAGATCACCGAGAACGTTGCTGACGGAACAGTTGATGTTCTGCGCACGATCACGAAGATCCGCAAGCTATACGACGTTTCGGCAGTCAGCCTGCCGGCAAACGATGGAACAGAGATCAGTGCTCGGAGCTACAGCGACGGAGTGATTGCTGAGCTTGAAGCGGAGAGACTTAAGAGCATTGCACGAGAGGAAGCCAGGGCGAAAGCGCTCGCAACTCTCAATAAATATCACAAGGAGGTCACAAATAATGACTGACAATATGGAACGCCTCAAAGAGATCGAGGCACGCAGAGCCGAGCTCACAGCAGAAGCCGGCGCAGAAGATGTAACAGAAACCCGCCTTGCGGAAATCACAGCAGAGGCAGAGAGCCTTAACAAAGAAGAGATGGAGGTACGTGCAAAAATGGCACTTGAAGTTAAGAACAGCACTCCCGTAACAACTCCCGAAGTAGAGTCTAAAGCAGATGAGTTCATGAGAACCGGCAGAATGGTCATGGAGACCAGACAGCTCCTGTCCACCGGCCATATCGCGAAGCCTACACAGGTCGGAGGAATCAACGGCCTTGCCGCTTCTGCTTCTGACATCGTTGATGATGTCCACGCTTTCGTGCTGAACGGCGTTGGCACATGGAGAGCCGCTTACCAGGCAACCGGCGCTGTCGCTGCAGCAGTCACTGAAGGATCTGCAGTCGGTGGCACTGCATCCACTTACGACTATGTCGACATCAACCCTGCTGAATGGGGCATCCTGGATGAGATCTCCAAGCAGGTCAAGAAGCAGTCTCCTCTGGATTACCAGGGCGCTATCGAAGATGCAGCTGTAGCAGCTCTGAGAAATTTCGCTTCCACAAAGATTGTTGCCGCTATCCAGGCTTCCAGCCTCAAGCAGGCCATCTTCTCCAGAGCATTGGATCAGAACTTCCTGCGCAATACTGTTCTGGGCTTCCGTCCCATCAAGGGCAAGGGCGCTTGCAAGCTCTATATC